CGAATCTGGTGGAACAGAAACCGACACGACAGTAGACAGCACGTATGACTTTTCAGACGCCACAAATGTTACGGTCAGTTTCGTAGCCACTAAAGGAGACGCTACTGATAAAGTGCTGTTCTACATTAATCGTACGTTGGTAGGAACGCACACAACGAACATCCCCACAGCCAATATGGCTGCTGCGGCTATGGAAATATCGGGCAACGCTACCGGAACCAAAACGATGGCGATTGACTACATCATGGTTGCTCAAGATCGTGGCGTCAGCTACTAGGAGATAGCGAATGGCTAAAACTAGAGCTAGGACAAAATCTGGTAAGTACATAGCAGATGATCCGAGTACGCCCGAAAATGAGGCGTGGGTAGAAAAGCCAAAAAAGAAGTCTGCGAAAAAGGCGGCTTCTAAGGCACCTGCTAAAAAAGACTTGCCTCCTGTTGGCAGTTCCGAAAGGAAGAGCCTCATACTACAGGGTATTATAAAGGAGTAAGTTTATGGCTGACGCGGTTGCAACAACGGTGATAGAAGACGGTAGTCGGTTCTACACAGCGCAGTTCACTAATACAAGTGACGGCACTGGAGAGTCTGCGGTCACTAAAATCGATGTTTCTGCCCTAGCCGGAACAAATCATGGATTGTCATGTTCAGCAGTTCGCATCAATAAAATTTGGTGGCGAACTGTTGGCATGTCGGTGAGGATTTTGTGGGATGCCTCGAGTGATGTTTCAGCGTGGGACTGTAAAATTGATGACACAGGTTATATAGATTTCTCTAGTTTTGATGGTTTGCGAAATTATTCGGGGACCGGAAAAACAGGTGATGTTCAGTTCACGACAACTGGCCACACGAACGGAGACGTTTATGTCATCGTTCTTGAGTGCATAAAAGAATTTTCATGAGTAAGACGACAAGACTCCCACACTCTGTGAAAAGAAAACGATACGCATCTAAGTATGCGCATGGCGGTTTAAAGTTAAGTGTTGATGTAGTTACAGCAACGACAAAAGCACAAAACCGACCAAAGATTAAAGTTGCTGCAACAGGAGATAAATTCAATACATATAAAACTCGGATAACGTAATATGGCTACATCTGGCTCGTCAGATTTTAATCTAAACGCCGCTGAAATTATCGAAGAAGCATTCGAAAGGTGTGGTCTCGAAGTCCGAACGGGATATGACGCTAAGACAGCGCGGCGTTCTTTGAATCTCCTGTTTGCAGATTGGGCAAATTTAGGCGTGCATTTATGGAAAGTTGAGCAGGTCACGCAAAATCTTGCTCGGCTTTCAGCGTCGTCTTCTATAGCAACTTATCCGGCGGGTACTATCACAGCAACAGTCGGTGCTTCGGCTAACCTAACTATTGGGGAAACGATAACGGGTGGAACAAGCGGAACGACTGCCGCCGTTATCACGAAACCTACTTCCACAACAATTACGGTAACCGTTCCGACAGGAGCGTTTACAGCAGGTGAAACTATTACGGGTTCATCAAGTGGGGCTAGTACCACTATTTCAGCAGACCCTAGTTTAATTGACGCGCAGTCAACTATTGATGTGTTATCTGCTGTTATACGCCGAGACGGCACAGACCAACAAATCACGCCGATAGGCCAAGCGGAATATTTACACATCCCAAATAAAACAACACAGGGAAGGGCTAGTCAGTATTTCCTTGATCGTCAAATTACGCCGACTATTTCTATTTGGAACGTGCCAGAAAACTCAACCGACCAATTAATATATGACAGGTTTATCCGTATCCAAGATATTGACGCCGCCGTTGATGACGCTGATATACCTTTCCGTTTTTTGAATTGTTTAGTTTCTGGGCTTGCCTATCAAATTGGTTTGAAAAGAGCGCCTCAATTAGTCCCCATGTTAAAAGCGGTGTACGATGAAAACTTGTTTAACGTTCTTTTAGAAGATCGTGAGAAAGTTTCATATAGTATCACACCCGCCGCGTCTTATTTGAAAGTGACGTGATGGCATACGCTTCGGGAAAATATGCGAAATTTATATCGGATAGGAGCGGAGTGGCCTTTCCCTATAAGGAAATGGTGATTGAATGGAACGGCTCTCGAGTCCACACTTCGGAGTTCGAGGAGAAGCAACCGCAATTAACGCCGCCAACACATATAGCTGATGCGGAAGCGTTACGATTTGCTTCTACGGCGCGAACAGAGCCCGCTGTAGAAGTTCTCCTTAAAAGAGATGCGTTTAGAACGGGATCCTCTGGTTCTGCAGTTATAACAGTTACGGAGGCTGGGCATGGAAGAACTACTGGCGATACCGTTCGTTTTAGAAACGCTGCTCCTTTGGACGGCATTAGTTCAAGCACGATAGAGCAATCTACTGGGTACGCAATAACTAAAGTAACGGATGACACGTACACATTTACAGCAGCAAGTGGCACAGCTACTATTGGAAGTACACAGGGCGGCGGGGCATTTGCTTCTGCAGGTCCAGTGACGGTGGACGCATAAGATGGCTTTTACATTCACTACGCTAAAAACGGCGATACAAGAGTATACTCAAAACACAGAGTCATCTTTTGTTAGTCAGCTTTCTCGGTTTATACTCAACGCTGAAGAGCGAATTCTAAAAGAAGCTCAGCTTGAGGTGTTTCGAAAAAGCTCACAAGGCTCGGCCACAAGCGGGAATAAATTCCTATCAAAACCTTCTGACTATTTATCCCCTTTTTCTCTGAGTGTGATCAACAGCAACGTACAATCGTTTCTCCTTTTGAAGCACCCTACGTTTTTACAGGACTACACCCCTAACGCAGTCAGTACAACGGGAGAACCCACCTATTATGCAAATTGGGATAATGATAGCTTTCTATTAGCACCAACGCCAGACGCTAATTATACAATGGAGCTACATTATTTCTACAGACCTGTATCCATAAGCACTAGCGCAGACGGGACTAGCTGGTTAGGGACCAACGCAGAAGTATCTCTTCTTTACGCTTCTCTTGTTGAAGCCTATACTTTTATGAAGGGAGAGCCTGATTTATTAAAACTATACAATGATCGATACATTGAAGGGTTACAGACCCTTAAGAATTTGGGAGAGGCAGAACAAGTCTCTGATGAATATCGGTATGATAAGATTAGAAGGCCTGTTCAATAATGTTTGATAGTGAAAGTCATACGGCAATACCGGATCCTTTTGTGTTTACTAGTAACAACAGAGGTCATTCGCCAGAAGAAATGGCTGAGATGGCTATGAATAAAATTATGGTGGTATCCAAAGATGCTCCCCCAGTTATACGGGATCAAGCGATAGCACATAGGGATAAGTTGAAGGAAATATTGATTTTCTATATGAATAGAATGGCTCAAAGTGAGAGAACCACTATCTGGGCGCTCATGAAGCAACAAGGCCATGAGGACATGGCTGAGATCATAAGGAGATTATAATGGCCGTTGGTACTTCCGCAATGTGCGGTACTTTTAAAAGAGAAATACTTGCTGGTATTCATCGTTTGACTTCGGCTAGTCGTGGAGATTCCAGTGCTATTTCAGCGGACACGTTCAAGGTTGCCATGTTTACCAATAGTTCGTCCATTGATTTGGACACCACTGGTTACACAACCAGTAATGAAGTTTCCGGCACAAATTACACTGCTGGAGGGGCAGCACTTAGCAGTGTGACCATTGGGCTTGCGGACAATAGTAGTTCAGTTCCAACAGCCTTTGTTGATTTTGCAGATACCACTTTTTCTTCCTCAACTATTTCTAACGCGAGGGGGGCTTTGATTTATAATTCTACTCTAAGTGGTGCAAGTACAGGCTCTACAACTACGGCTGCGGCTTATCCAGCGGTTGCTGTTATTAATTTTGGGGGAGATAAGTCTTCAAGCGCAGGTGATTTTACAATTCAATACCCTGCAAATGATGCTAACAACGCGATAATCAGGATTTCGTAATGGCTTCAATTACTGGCTGGGACAGGAGTACTTGGAATTCGGGGGCGTGGAATAGCCCTGTTCCCGTTGAAGTCACAGGTGTTTCTGCGGCCAGTGCTATTGGTTCTGTTACAGTAAGCCTCCCGGTCACCGTAAGTGTTACGGGAGTTTCAGCAGCGAGTGCGATAGGGTCTGCTTCTGCAGTTGTTCCTGTCACCGTCACACCAAGTGGAGTTTCAGCGGCGAGTGCGATAGGATCACCCACTTTAATAACAAATTCTATACTTACACCAAGTGGGGTATCAGCGGCGAGTGCGATAGGAAGTACACAAGTAAACTTTACCTTTACTGTAGAAGGCGTTTCTGCTTCTGGTGTAGTCAATAACGCAATGGTTTGGAGTGTGGTAGATGATTCACAGACACCAAGTTGGAGTTCTATTGATGATTCACAGACACCAAATTGGGTTAAAATAGCGGCATAGGAATAAAGTTATGGCATCATCATATACAACAAGTTT